AACCTATTCAGGATAGTATAATGGCAACGATAGTACAGAAAATTAAATCGTTATTCGTGGATGACCAAGTTGTATTACTTGGCGAACAATCCCGTGACCGGTCAAGCGTATCTGATATGTGGGGTGGTTATGTAGAGAACCCGAATCTACTTGTCCAGAAAAAGGGGATTGAGATTTTTGATAAGATGCTCGGGGATCCCCAGATTAAGTCTGCATTCTTTTTGAAACGGATCTGCCGATTAGCCCCTGGATGGGAGATCGAGCCGACAGACAATTCTGATTCCGGCGAAGAACAGGCGCAGTTTATCCGTGATGTATTTAGTGAGATGGACGGGTCACTTGATTCGTCACTGGTAAAATTATGGGATGGACAGCGGTGCGGCTACAAAATAGCTGAAAAGAATTATCGATATTATGAGGAAGGACCGCTAAAAGGGAAGGTAGGGCTCGCGAATATTAAAGTTAGGAATAGTAAGTATTACGCTTTTGATACTGATATTCACGGTAATTTATTACCGGATGGCTTGATTGAAGATCCAAATGGAGATGCTGATAGATTACCGGTAAACAAGTTCATTATTTTTTCGTGGGGTGCAGAAGATGATGATGGTCAATCGCTATATGGCCATGGCGATTTTATTTGTATTTATCCGAACTGGTTTGCGAATAAATTATGGCTGAAACTATGGAGCTTGACTCTTGAACGATATGCGATGCCGACGGCGGTAGGCAAGGTTTCTTCGTCTGCCAGTATTGAGATAAAGAATTTTTATCTTGATATTCTTGAATCACTGCATACAAAGTCCGCGGCACTCGTTCCTACAGAACTCGAATATGAATTATTGGATACAGCGGGAAAGACAAAAGAGAATCAGTTTCAGACTGCTATGGAATTTAATAATAAGCAGATGATGAAAGGATTGCTTATCGGCGAAATGCTACAGGAAGGCCCGAAGGTAGGCGGCCTTGGAATTGGAGGTTTATCCGAAACGCAATTTAATATGTTTGTGATTGTTCTGGAACACCTGGGTAAAGTTACGGAAGACGAGATAGTTGGAGAACAGATTATTCGTGACATTATTGACAAGAATTACCCGCCAGAAAAAAGGTTGTACCCAAAATTCAAGATGGGGAGTGTCCGAAGAAAAGATAATGCTGCAACGGCAACCGTAATTAAATTATTAATTGATGCCGGGGTTATTGATCCTGAAGAATCTTGGATCCGAAGCTATACTGGTGTCCCGCAACTCACTGAAGAGGAAAGGATCGAGCTTGATGAAAGAAAAAAAGAACGGCAGCAATTATTTATTGATGCACAACTTGCAGAATTGAAAGCAGGCCTTGATGAGAAGCAGAAGACCCCGAAAGAAAAAGAAGAGTTTAATGAATGGTGGTCATTGTTTGCTGAAGACATAAAAAAAAAGTTCATCGCGAATTAACCCCGTTTGAGAAAAGAGTTGATCTATTTGCTATGGACCGGCAGATGGACCGGCTCTTTTTGTCTGTAGCGATAGAAGCGCAAGATATTTATAGGAAAGAATTCAAACGAATAGACGAAAAAATTAAACGTTTAAAGATTGTTACCGGCAGGAAAAAGAAAGATATAGCCAAGATAATTTTCCCGCCAGGCCCACTTAAAAAATTATGGTTTGAGATATTGATAAAGACGTATGCCCAGAATGCCGAGATTGCCGGTAAAGATATTAAAGAACACCTAAAGGCTGATAGGTTTTCAGAATGGAATTATGCCGCCGCCGGCACAACTGTTGGAATAGATTTGTCAGATTATAAAGATGTATATTTTAACGATACAGTATTCATGGCTCGTGCGAAAGAGTATGCAGATACAGCATTTGAATTTGCGGGCAAGCAAGCCGGAATGATTACCGATGAATTGAGGGCAACAGTTCATACGGCAATAGATAATCAGTGGACCGAAAAGCAATTCTCGGATGCGATGAAATCGTTCCAGCTACGCTACACTGGAGATGTGGCGGACGAAGCGAAGCAATTAAATAGCCGGTTCCGGACTGGGATGAATAAGGCTCTTAATGATGCAAGGATGGATATTTATCAAGATGAGGTGGCCTGTGTAGCTCTACAGTATTCCGCGGTCCTTGATGAAATGACCACACAGATTTGTATAGAGCTGGATGGAACTGTATGGTTAAAGAAGAACCACGAATGGGAATTTTATTTACCCCCTAACCATTTTGGTTGCCGCTCAACGATAGTCCCGATATTTAATGATGACGATTATAAGCTAACATCTGCCGACAGAAAGTTTCCAGAACCGGCCGAAGGATTTGGGGGTCGGGCCGGAGCTGTAGTAAAACCGGCAGGGAAACCGGTACCGCATCCGGGGTATAAAACTACTTAAATGAAAGTTGACTTTACAGGATATGAGGGCAACCATGTTGGAACATTAAGTTACGAAGACGGGGAGTTTGCCTGGACCGGTGATAAAGTTGCTGGTGAAAGCGTAATGAAATTAGTTAATTCTGATATGATTCTTTGGGGGGATGAATCAATAACGAAAAAAAATCCTGAGCGTATGTTGGAATTGTTGTATATGTATTATGATTCTCGGTGTTTTTCTGCATCTAAAGTGAAAAAAACGCTTGCAGGGGGTTGACAGACAATAAAGTATGAGTGTATATTAATAATGATAAGAATTGTGTAAACAAAAAGGAGGATTGTTTTATGAGAAAGGTATTGGCTTTAATGGCAGTGATTGCTCTTATTACTGCGCCGGTAGTTTATGGAGCTGCGGACGAGAATTTTATTGGTCCTACAATAACCAAAAATAAAATTAATGTTCGTGGAGATATTCGAGCTGGAGATGATTTGATCGTTGTTGATGATGCAAGCATCGGCGGTGATCTTGCTGTTGGTGGCGATCTTGATATTACTGGCGATGTAATATTTGATGGCAATATGGATATCAATGCCGGTCTCGATGTTGATACTCCGATCGATAATCTTATTGGTATTCAGTTTACTACGGTAACTGATGCTGCCGCTGGCGAAATAGGGATTACTGCTGGACAAAGCGTTGATATTGACGCTGACGGTGATGATGTACTTATCAATGCTGCTGATGATATTGTTATTACTGGCGACGCTGCGGATAGTGTTGTAACTATTACTACGGGCGCGACAGGTTCTATCAGCGTTGAAGGTGGAGCAGCACTTAATCTCGATGGTGATGCTATCGGGATCGGTGACGCCACCGACACTGTTACAGTCCCAGCCGCTTTTAATACCCAGAGTGTGACCAATATTGATGTCCTGACCGCCTCCAAGCCTGTATTCACTGATGCTTCAAAAAATCTGACTTCGACCGGGACGCTGGGAGCGGACCAGGGGGGGACCGGAATTGCGAGTCCTACTGACCACGCGGTTCTTGTTGGAAGCGGAGCGGCTGCGATGGATGCAGTTGGTGTTGGGGCCGATAACGAAGTTTTGTGTGGTGTTACTTCTGGCGACCCTACTTTTAGGTCGTTAGCGGATGCGGATGTTCCGGCCATCCTGACCATCTCTGGTGGTACTGTTAATGATTCTATTATAGGAGGTTCAACTCCCGCAGCCATTACCGGGACAACTATCACTGGTGTTACCTTTACCGATGAAAGTGCTTCGCTTACTGCCGGAGTGTTTTCTGGGATCGTTGATCTTGGTTCCGTTACTACTGCCGATATCAATGCCGGGACGTTTGACGGTGTTGTTGGCGGGACCGCTCCTGCGGCTGGTTCGTTTACGACCATCGTAGGAACTGGGGTTGATATCAATCCAGTCATCACGCCGAATACGAGTCTCCGTCCGGTAGACATTACCTATGACTACGCTGGAGCAGTTGATAATGCTGGTGGTGTGGACATGGACTTGTTCGGGTTTCGTGTAACCATTACTCAGACAAGTTCCAATGATGATCCTGATATCGGTGACCGTGGATACTTCCAGCCGATTAGAAGTGATCTTCATATCAACGGTTTTGTTGATGATGCCTATGCGTTTTATGGCAAAGTTTATATTGATGGGGACAGTACTCTAAATCAGGCTTATGGTGCCAACTTGGTTATTGATAACGGTGTAAATGCCGTGACAATGGATGAAACAGGGAACCTTGCTGGTCTGGGTATCTCAATTAATGGAAGTGGGGATGTTACTTGTGGGGGAACAGGGTATGGAAAATACAGCGGAATATATGTTAATTGGAACCAAACAACTGATCTGACTGTTGATTCTTGTGCAATGTATATTGGAGTCGCAAGTGGTGCAATTCTTGATTCTGGGTATAGAGTGAATGCGTCAGGAGACCTCGTCAACTCATTCCATTCATATAATTCCAGCGGGACTATGACTAATGCTATGAATATTGAGGGTGCTCATACGAATGCTTTTGCCCTCCCGGCATCAGGAACGGACCCAGTAGCCGATGGTGCGTTTACCGCAGATACCAGCACGGGTAGAATTGCCATTACTGTTGGTGGTGATACTCGTTATCTGTATTACTATGATTGATAAAAAAAGTTGGATAATTATTGTATTGGTAGTAGCACTATCTGCGGTGATCGCTATAGCTTGGACGTCACGAGAACTTAATAAGCGCGATGCACAAATAGGAATATTATCATATCATTTAGCACAGCTGCAAAAAGTAAAGTAGGCAAATTATGCCAAAAAAATATAGTACAGAATATTTTGCGGACCCAACCACCGCTGATGAGTTGAATTCGATACTCAGGGCGGCAGCCGAGGCTCGGTACAATGAGTATGTCAACATTAAAGTATTGCTCAAGGAATCGGCTGTCATAGTTACTAAACCAGATGCGACATTAGTTAAGCTCGCATACCATTTTAAAGATGGGGAGCTGGTACTTAGCAACGAGGAAATACCCGTCACGCTCAATTATGTTGAGCAATTTGCAGAGGGGGGATTAAAAACAATTGATTTAGATAATGTTGAAGTGTTTAAGGTAAATGGGCAGTCAACGACAGAATTAGGCTATGTCGACCACCCCGAATATAGGAAAGATATGTTGGCTGCCAGTATCGACTTGAAAGAATTGTTCGAGCCGCCATTAACGCTTGGACACCCACCTTCACACTCCGGTTTGCCGAAGTTAGGGATATTAAGAAACCTGCGTGATCACGAATCTAAGATAGGCATTATGGTTGCAGATTTGAAGAATGTTCCTGAGTCTTTAGGCCCGTGGATTCGGAAGAAATTGTATGATAAGGTTTCTCCGGTCATATATAAAAATGTTGTAGCTCCTAGTGGGAAAGTGTATTCCCGTGTAATTCGGTCCCTCGGATTACTGGGAGCTGTACCCCCTCGAATAAAAGAACTCGAGGGCTTACCAGTACAATTCTCGGAGGACGAGGATGTATTATCTGAATTCTGTCAGGGCGGATTAGAAGAACTTCGTTTTGATAAAAATGAATTTGAACCAGAAAAGGAGGAATATGCCATGCCTGAAGAAAAGAAAGTGACAATGAGTGCCGAAGAGCACAAAATTCTGCTTGCGAGAGCAGAGAATGCCGAGAAGTTCGCGGACACCGAGAAGGCGAATGAAGACCTTCAAGCTAAACTCGATGCCGCCCAGAAAGAGAAGGATGAGCTTTCTGAGAAACTCGGAGTAGAAGAGAAGGCGCGTACCGAGATTCTTGAGTCCGGCCGGAAGAAGAAAGTCGAATCTTTCGTCGAGGAAACCAAGAAAGCCGGCAGGATTCTCCCGGCCCAGGGTGATGCGCTTATGGCTGTTGCCGATATCCTGACCGACTCTGACACGTTCGGAGAAGGTGATGCTGCGGTAACTCAGCTCGACGCTCTGATGGCTTTCGTCGGTACCATCCCGGAAGAGTCCGCCGTAAAGTTTGCGGAAATGTCAACGGAAAATGGCGAAGCGCATGACGATGACGAGACGAAAAACAATGCTGCGCCGTCAATGAATGTTGCATGGTTTGGCCGCGCCGAGAAATACGCCGAAGATCACAAGTGTGATTTCGAGACTGCCGCAGTTAAGACTTTTAAGACCGGCGACGAGAAACACGCTGAACTTCGTGATTAATAAGTAACAATAAAAAAAGGAGAAATAGACAATGAGTGAAAATTCTTTTGTAGCAACTGCCTCACAGACAGAATTATCTGGTGTGGCTGAAGGTGCCATTGTTCGGTACAAAATTGCGAAACTCGGAACTGCAAAACAGCAAGTTGCCGCAGCCGGAGCTGGTGAAGCCTGTTTTGGAATTTCGCAGGATGGTGTTGCAACTACCGTGGAAGTTGGTATTGTGGTTGCTGGCACGTCATTCGTTATTGCCGGAGCGGCAACCACGAAAGGCGCATGGCTGAAGTCTGACGAAAATGCCGAAGCGATTGATGCCACTGCTGGCGACGAAGTCGTCGGTAAGTGTTTATCTGCTGCCGGCGCACAGGGCGACAGGATTCCGATTCTAGTACAGCCTCACGTGCTGTCGATGGCCGGAGAATAAAAATATTTTGGTTATCCTTATGGGATGCCGTGTGAAGGTAATGTTACCTTCATAACTATGGTTTGTTGAGTGCCTTGTGGGCGCGACTACGACTACGATTTTTATTGCGAAAATGGAGACGATAAAATGCCTAAAGCAAGTGATGTAAGACGGGACAAAATTCTGACTAACATAGCCATCGGTTATGCACCTCAGAACTTTGTTGCCGAAGTAGTAGCTCCTGTTATTAGTGTAACCGAACAGGGTGGAATTTATTTTGAATACGATCGAGAGGAACTACGATCCGAAGACGATAGACGCGCACCTGGTGGTGAATCGAATGAAATCCAGTGGGATGTAAGTCAGACCTCGTATTACTGCCAGGATTATGCCCTGAAACAGATGCTTCCTGATAAGATCTTGAAGCAAAACGATCTCCCGATTGGCCCGCAGATTACTACTGTGAAAAAAATCACGGAGAAGATTAAGTTGAACCGGGAGAAGGATCTTCAGGCGATTGCGCAGGGTGCCGGCGTGGCAACTTATGATGTTACATCGGAATCTCATATTTGGAGCGGCGCCGACGCCGACCCGGACGCAGATGCTCAGTATGCGATTGGAGCTATTCGTGACCGGACCGGCTTGGTTCCGAACAAGGTTCTGATTTCATGGAGTATCCGTGACGTGCTTGTCCGGTACCTAAAAGCACAGGCCCGCCTGACCTATGGCGAGGCCGCAACCATTAACGATCTACCGCCAATGATGTGGGGTTGCGATGTTATCGTTCCTACACCGGTAGAGAATACCGCGAATCCCGAGCAGGAGGATGTCATTGCTGATGTCTGGTCGGATGAAGTTGTGTTCTTCTATTCCGAGAATGCTCCGTCAGTGATGTCTCTGAGCTTCATGTACACGCTGCGTTATATGCCGTGGGGTGTTAACCGGTGGAGAATCCCATCTCGTAAGGGTGAGTTCTTCGAGGTTGAGCTGGGGCAGATTCAGAAAATGGTTTGCGCGGACTGTGGTGAACGTTTGATTAACGTTATTTAATACCAGGCAGAGTGGGGGTGTTCACACAAGCGCCCCCACTCTATAGCCTTATTCCGTTATGAGTTATTGCACTTTAGCTGAAGATTTCAAGTTTCTTAAAAAAATCATGGTCGGTGCGAACAAGAATCTTAGCACCAGTGAACGTGAATCCTGTGAAGGATATGCCGATGCAATTATTCATGGTAAGCTAAAAAATATTTTTTCATCCCCATATCCGCCACTGATTATTGAAATTGCAGAATTGTTGGCGGCCTCGAAGGCATACAGTTATCTTCATAAGGGAGCTGCCCCCGGTAAGTCTGACTATTCCGAAATACTCAAAAAGGATGCCGACGACTTATTTGACGAATTATTGTCCGGCAAAATTGATTTACGAAATGCTGACGGGACAAAGGTAACAATTACTGCCGGCCCGTTACTTGGTACGAACAAAATAATGTCGCGAGATATAAAAGACAATACCGAAATAATATTTAGGCCGGGCCTTGATTGGGAAGACATGGAAGAAGCCAGCGAAGCCTACGATTATGATTAAGGTAAAGGAAACTCATGTCGGAGCAAATAAGAAAGTTCAAGAACTGAAAACTATAAGTTACGATATTGGCCCGACTAAAGCGTTCCTCGAAACAAAAATAGTTCCGCTACTAAACAGATCATTTAAGAAACAGTTTGAAACGGAAGGTGAGTTTTTTGGCGGAGGAAAATGGAAGCCGTTGGCACCGGCAACAGTCGATGACCGAAACAGATTAAAAAAGAAAAAGGGGTTACGATTTGTTGTAGGATTTTCTGGAGAGCATCCGATATTACAGAGAACCGGAAAACTCAAAAGATCGTTTTATCGCAGCCCAAATCACCACAAAATTGTTGTTGTTTCAAATGGAATAGGCATTGTGGAAGTTGGCAGTTTACTTACAGTAAAGAGCGGAGAATACCTAGCTGAAATATTGACAGTAGATAGGCCGATAGTTACGGATACTGTGCCGGTATTGGTACAAGCGCAAGCGGAAATGGATTTTGAAGTATACGCCCAAAAACATTTAAAGAAGTTGAAAAAGTAATGGCGACGCAAGCTGAAGTTGTTTACAATTATCTTGTTACACGGTTCGGAGATGAATGGGATACGTACAAGGATGAGTTTCAAGACTCGTTAGCTCGTACCGGGGAAAATGGGAAAGGCGTTTTTATGGATTTCCCGATAGTGTTATCTGATTTCCCGGCAGTAGGTATTTTGCTGGGGAATGAGGCGTATGCGAGAGCTGATAATGATTATGGACTGAATCAAGATTTGATATTCAGAATTTTGTTATATTGTTATCGAGCTGATACGCCAACTGCAATGAACGAAATTCAGAGGATGCGGAACGTTGCATTAAAAATAATAATGTCAGACCCAACTTTAGGCGGTAGCGTTCATCAGACAGAACCGATTGGTTGTGAATATGGGGTATTGTCAGAGGCAATATATATGCCCGGAGAAATTAAAGTGATAGGCTGTGCGATGAATGTAACAGCCAAGATTTTTGCTGAACAGATAATATAAAAGGAGGATGTTATGACTTTAGAAGCTGCTGGATGGGCGACAAGATTAGGGATTGCGAAAGAAGGTACATGGAATAGTCCGGAATCTTGCTCGGAAGCTCCTGCGTTTAAGAGTGAGGGACTTGGGGAAAGTATTGAGTTCGCACTTGATGAATCGATGACCGGGGATGCCGGATATAGTGAAGGGTTCCGCGGGAATAAGTCGTATGATGGAGCAATTCCGTTTGTCGCACGGTACGGCGAACTTGACCTATTTTTACTGACTGCATTAGGTGGATTCACGTGGACGGATGATACCGGAAATGATTTGCACAATTATCAGTTCTCGCTTGCTAATGCTATGGCGTATTCTCTGACGAATGCGTTTAACAAGATTGTTGACCCGTGGGAATATTCAGGAATCAAAGTCAATCAAATAATTATTCGTGGGGAGGCCGGCGGCCCGATAGAATTTGAATTTGACCTTGTTGCTGGTGGTTTGCTTGTTGGTAATGATAATGTCGATTCCGGGAACACGAAAACCAATATTAATGCGTGTGTCAGATTAGGATATAAGGTTATGATGATGAATCATCTGACCTTTTATTTTGCTACAATGGATGATGGAGATAAAATAGGTGATGATTACTGTATTCGTAAGTTTGAATTAACACTGAATAATAATCTGCGGACCGATGCATTCACAAATTGCGATTCTATCGTCGAACAGATCCGTAATGCATGGAGAGACGTTACTCTAACTGTAGATTTTGCAACGTATGATAGCCGGATGGTGTACGGAACCGGTGCTCTTGATTTTAAATCGTACTTTCAAGACAATACTGATTTGCAAGCGTGCCTTGATTTCCAGAATAAAGGCGCTTTGAATACTGATACTCATACTTTTACAATTAATATTGGGAAGATGAGAGTTGAAGATTTTGACCCCGCGATCGGTGGGGCCGGTGCAATCGAGCCGTCTGTAACTTTCAGGATTCTGCGTGCAAATAAAGAGAGCGGATGGTTTGCATCTCTTGAAGAAGAACTTGAGATTGATTGTGTTACCGATAGGGCCGTTGATCCGTCAACAGATATCACGAAGCCGCATTTCTTGACATCTACGATACTGGCGAATGATACGACTGTCACTATAACGATGTCGGAAAATATAGAATACGTCGTCGATATAGACACCACGAAGACGAGAGTATATCAAGGCGCATCTGCTACCGGACCGTGGAACGCTCTCGTCCTTGCCGACACCGTTACAGTTACCGGGTCCAGCGCTGCGATTATCACTATTGAACTTGATACTCCAATCGGTGCTTCGGCGTGGTTTAAGGTTGAAGCTGATGCCGTCAAGGATGCTGCCGCCAACGTGAATAGTTCTTTTGTAACGACAGAGTTAGAACACACGCCATAAAAAAGTAGAGTCCCCCCGTGACTGAATATACCGCACCGTGGAAGCTCAAGGCTGCCGTAGGCATAGAACCTACGTATGGTAACGCTGTTACCGTAACTGATTT